AGTTCTTTACCATCCAATCCCATGCCTTTGCCTCATATGTTTGGTCAAGTGGTAAAGATTCATCCAATTTCAATTTATGTTGATATGGATATTCTGACTGAACTACATGAAATTCTCCGTCAAATTTAAGATCTTGACTGAGACGATCATACCACATTTTCTTGTTTTTATACACATAACTACTTAGTGCTACAGGATGGATAGTTTTAACATTTTTGTTATACAACTTACAACCTAATGCTACACCTAGCATAGATAATCCACTTCCAGCTATTCCCACAACAGTCTCTACACAGTCAGGAATATTTTTCACTTGTTGAGCAATAGTTTCCATCACTTGTTTTCCATTCATTCCAAATTTTATTTGAAAGTAACCTGTTTCACCAACCAACTTTTTAGCATCAAGTTCGGGACCCGATATGTTCGGATTTCCTACACCATATACTTTGGCACCAAACTTTTGAGATAATGAAGCATTCACTCTATAACTATCTCTAATGTGGTCTGGATAATGTGGTATTGTAACCAAACATTTTAATCCAAAATACTTAGCAACTGCTGATGTGATACAACTTTGTGGTGATGGAATACCGGCAGCAGTTAATATTCCACCATTACAATCGTTTTTAATGTGGTCTAAATTATCATAGACAAGTTTAGAACATTGTCTAACTTTGCCTCCACTAACTCCACCAAGATTGAAAAGGTCATCCCTTTTGACAAGATAACCTTTGTGTTCTTCAATCGGTGTTAATTCATTTATCCAAGTCTGAAAATGTTCTTCACTAAAAGTTGGGAAATTGTCGAAATTAATCGACATCCTGAACTGCTACGAGGTAGTAAGTTGCGTCATAATCATCAACCTTAAAATTGATTTTTGACAAACCATCTTGAGCAACATATAATGTCGCACTTTCACATTCTTTATTTGCAGTAAGAACATCCTTAAATAGATTTGCGTTAAAAGAAACTTTTTCTATGTCGGATGACGATGTAGTCTCAACAGGAATCGTAACTCTATTTGTATTAATTGAAGAATAACCTATTACAAGTTTCACTCCATCATCATCGGTAATAACCGTAAAGGTATCGGTATCAGGTAATGCAGATTTACCACTAATGAATCTTTGAATGAAATTAGAATCCACTTTTATCTCAACTTGAAATTCAGGAAGTTGTTTTAAGGCTGGTGGTTGGTTGATTACTGATTTATCCGACAACATAAAGTTGACTTTAGATAATGAATCAGAAATCTCCACAGCGATAGCTTTATCTCCTGATTGAGTTAAATTAAGAGTTACATCATCATCTAAAACACCAAGTAATCTACTAAGTTGTTCTGTATCGTAAACTCCTAATTCTGAATCTTCGAATGTCCAATTATTCATTTTTAATTCACCAAGTAGTGCCTTATCACCAGTAATGAATCGAGTCGAAAGACTATCTCCTTTACTATTGATAACTACTGCATTCACATTACCACCTAAATGGTACTTATCAATGAATCGAGTTAATTTGTATTTATTCATTTATCATTTCTCCTTATATTAGTTGATATATACATATATATCAAAGTTATTTACCAAAATCAAAAAAATCTTTCTATACTCTGTTCTTCATCTACTGGCTTTCCCCAATCCAAACAATCGTAGAACATTTGTAATTTTTTAGTTAATGCTTGTCCATATATCTTATCATGGTCAATATGGTCATTTATAAATCTAAGTATCTCAGGTGGGTCCTCATGTCCTTTATAAGCAACTGCATTTAAACCCAATGGATTATTCTTCAAATACACCCAACGAATCTTATCTCCATTATTTATGAATTGATATTTTTTATCTTGTTTAAAATATCTAACCAAGTCATTATATGCTATTGCTGCTTTTACATGAACAGGAGTTCCCTTTTTAAATGTGGTAAACACAGAACTATTTTCTTTATCTTGTTTTTCCATATATTTCCATATTCCCTTTACACCCGTTGGTGATGAGATATCGTCAAGTTCATTATATTTCATATTCTTTCTGAATCGTGTTATTCTATGGTCTATCTTATCTTTTGGAACACTTGCTAAAATATCATCCAATACATCTGATAATAGTTTTCTAAATAGTGGTGCGAAATTACTACGAACCGTATCCAATCCCTTTACCATAGTTTTATTCACTTGAACACCATTATCCGAAATAATCTTCATCCCATATCTTTTCTTTACAATAAACAACCCTGCTTTAGCTACAATTTCTTGTTTAATCTCGAATCGGTGTTTATCAAGATTACAGAATTTCTTAGCAAAATAATCATAACTATCGTTTAGATAACCTTGTACTTCAGTTGCTATCTCATTGATTCTCTGAGTCATCATCACATCACTTAACTCTTGATTTGGAAATCTATGTTTTACCAATGGAACTGCAGAATAAAATACCGAATCAGTATCAATGTAAATACAATAATCATCTTCCGTTCCCAATTCCTTATTATAGAAATGATTACCAATTTTTTTGGTAAATTTTATTAACTCTTGACCTGTTTTTGTAGTTGCCTCGGCGTTATCCAAATCATAAAACCTAAATACTGGTAAACCCAATACACCATACATAGAGTTCAACACAATCTTTTGAATATGTTGTCGTCTGTTAAAATAACCATATTGTTCTTCATCACCAGCATCACCAAACTTTTTGGCCAGTTTCCTAAACTCTTTTCGTTTGTCAAACCACTCTGCCAATAATGTTGGAATCAATCCTTTTTTATCAGTTCTATATATAATACCATTGTTGGATACTGATACATGATTTTTATCAAAGAAATCCTTCAATTCAGTTTCAGTAAATTGTCCTTTTTTCTTACCATTCATAATGATAGAATAAGTTTTATTCCTACCACTAATAAATTCCTTTGGATTCCACCCTTCAATTTTACCAATCTTTGTTTCAGGTGATATATTCAAACTCATAATGATTGATGGATACATACTTGTGATATCCAAGTCATAAACCCAATCGTGTTTACCTTTCTGTGGGTCCTGAACATAAGCTCCTGTAAACTTACCATCTTTCTTCACATCATCTCTTGGTGTTTTGTTTGGAGCTACAACACCGAGTTTTTTCAGATACACCAATATAGCACCTTCTAAGAATCTTGAGTCATATTGTATGTCCTCATAGGGAACATGACCTACATGACAAATACCTCGAGCGACATCTATGAAGTCTAACTTATCATCTAACTTCTTTACAATCCTAACATCATGTATGTTATATTTTACAAAATCATTTAAGTTATTTTCATATAGGTCATTTAGTGTTCCTTCGTATGAAATCTTATTTGTTCCAACTTCTGATACACCAATATCATCCAATCTATAACTTGGTTTAGAACTAAATGTGAAGTTTTTATATAACGCTAGATAATCTAAACAACTCACACCTGCTATCATAAATCTCTCACGAAATTTATTCCAATAAACATTTGAAATTGGTGAAAGACAATCAGCAACACTTTGTCCAACTATCTGAACTGAACGATTATAAAGATATGGAATATCAAAACCATCTATGTTCCAACCTGTTATTATGGTTGGTCTCATTTCTAAATATTTAGCATAAAACCTTTGTAATAAAGCAAACTCATTATCGAATGTTTCTACACTTACATTCTTCCCCCATTCATCAGGAACAAGTTTTTCTTTCTCATCAAGAACAAAACACCAATAATGGTCGGTTTCGCTATCATGTATTGCGATAGAAGTAACTTTATTTTCTGCCTTTTGTGGACTTGGAAAACCTTCGGTTACTTCTACCTCAATATCGATTATCATAATACGATGTCCTACTGATGGTTCATCACTATTAGTGTACATATCAATAAGAGTTCGTGTTTCAGGATTGATGTCACTTTCGTGTAATCCTTCTACACTTTTATCCCACTTATATGTCTTTTTTAACCTATCACCATATAGAGAAACATGAGTTCCATAATTATCTTTTATGTAAGCGTACCTTTTATAGGGCACGATTACATGACCACTCTTGTCATCCCATATATGTACTTTATTCTTACGACTTTCGTAATATATGTTTTGGTACAATGTAACCTCTTAGTTTATACTTGATCTTACGAAAGATATCCGAAATAATCAAGTGTTTTTTTGCTAATATTATTGTTCTTCTTTTGCTAATTTCTCAAGTACCTTTTGAGAATTTTTTTCTGCCTTTTCTCTGTCATTGAGTATTTGTTTTGCCAGAGTTTCTACTCTTTCATGTGATGCAGCTGATACTTGAATTCCACCTTTAATATGTTCACTCAATATATGATGAGTTGCCTGAGTTCTAGCCGCATCTAATTTAGAGTCTTGGTCTACTTCTATTTCGGGTATATCTTCAACCAATGGTTCAATTTCTACCACTTCTACCTCATCTTCTACTTCGACTTCTTCAACCTCATCTTCTACCTCATCTTCTACCTCATCTTCTACTTCGACTTCCTCAACTTCATCTTCGAGATGCTGGTTGAGTTCATCTATTAAGTCAGCCTTTGAGTGTCTCTTGTCTAACTCAATACCAACTTCCCTTCCATATTCTTCTAATTCATCTTTAGTCATTGATGAAAAATCTAAATCTGCCATTTTGTTTCTCCTATTTTATTTACATATTGTTTTAATTAATCTAGCACTAACCTTGTATGGATCACAATTTGATGATGGTCGTCTATCTTCTAAATAACCACAACCATCTACTTCTACCTGCCACGGAATACGAATTGAAGCTCCTCTATCTGAAACTCCGTAACGGAATTCGTCAATAGAACAAGTTTCATGTTCTCCAGTAAGTCGTTTTTCATTATCTTCACCATACTCTTTTAAATGTTCTTTTGTAAATTCACTTAATTTTTCACATGCATTTATTATCTCTGAATACCCACCTTCATCTCTCATATAGTTTGTAGAGAAATTGGTATGACATCCTGCACCATTCCAATCTCCTGATATTGGTTTTGGATGTAGTGAAACTGATACATCATGTTTCTCACAAATTCTTTCCAATAACCAACGAGCAACCCATAAATCATCACTCATGTGTATTGAACCACCAGCACCGATTTGATATTCCCATTGTCCTAACATCACTTCTGCGTTTGTACCACAAATACTGATACCAGCTTCGATACAAGCATTTAAATGTTCTCTTGAAATCTTTTCACCTATATTTCTACCACAATAATAATCCCCTTGTGGAGCTGGTTCTCCATTTGATGGCCATCCTAATGGTACTGAACCATCAAACAATGTATATTCTTGTTCAAAACCAACCCATTCATCATAATACCCCTCTAAATCTGTAATGGTTTCCTCTAATAATCTTCTTGTGTTTGTTGAATGTGGTGTATCATTTACATTCCATACCTCACACAATACTATTGAACTATTGGATTCTAATGGATTAGGATAGTACCTAACTGGCTTTAAAACACAATCAGAATTGTTTCCATCTGCTTGTTGAGTAGAACTCCCATCAAATCCCCAAATGGGTGCATCTTTTTTACCAAAATCTTTTACTACTTTTGTTTTATATCTTATTTGTGTTGGACTACAACCATCCAACCACAAGTATTCTAATTTATGCATATAATTCTCCATTGTAAAAAATGGGGGCTATATTTCAAACCCCCAAATTTACTTTTAGAAATTAACACTAAGTCCTAAGTTAAAACTTCTTGGTGTTCCAAGAAATACTTCAGCGTTATGAGCTAAGTGAAGTTTATCACCAAACCCATTATACTTAGAGTTATCGACCGCGTCTTGAACGAATACTTCGTCAAGTGCGTTAAATAGATGACCTGTTAGAGTAAAGTCGTATCCACCAATCTTTGGTAAACTATAAGCTACATGAAAATCTAACTTACCATAAGATGGAGTTTTCCATACTTGTGCTCTATCTGCATCACCATCAACCTCACGAGAGTCAGGACTCCAATCAGAATAATGATTGTCATAATATTTGTAAAGTCCTTGAATTCTTAAACCATCTATTGGTTTTAATGTTAATCCACCAACATATGATGTCTGTGGCATATCACCAACTTTAAGATTGTTTAATGCGTATTCATATTCCGTAGAAGTCTGACCAATGATTTGGTTATCATCATTGTATTCCATCTCTGTATAATCACCTTTTGCGTCACCATCGAAATACCAATCACCAATACTAACTATGAAATCTAACTCAACCATTTCGTTAAGAGCAACTTTAGACTCTACCTCGAAACCGCTGTGACTTTGATCTACACCAGTTAAGTAAATGATGTCTGTATCACCTGAATCACCTTGGCCTGTGGTTACAGATTTGGTAAGGTTTCTATCTTTCCATTGGGTGTTATAATAACTACCCTTGATAGCAACCAATCCACTTCTGTACTCACCACCTATTTCAGTTGAGATGAACTTCTCGTTATCAGGATTCTGTGAAACATTACCATCATAGTCAATCACATTATCCAAGATTGGTGGTTTCTGAACATATCCAGTATTGACGAAAGCTGAAAGTCTATCGTCTAAATTGTATGATGCTCCACCTTTTACTTGGAAAGTATTGATTGCAGGTGCTGATACAAAGTTATCGATATCGTTTCCATCTTCATCTTTGTTAGCAGCGAAATGATCTTCATAGGTATACTTAATAGATGAAACTCCACCCATACCATATAGGTTAAGTTTATCTGTTGTGTAGTTACCTTGAACAAATCCACCAATCCAATCAACTGTGGTTTCATTATGATAAGCGATAATATCACCTAAACCAACTTTTTTACCATCAGATGCGTTATCATCAGCAAAGTCTACATAGTAGTCTCCACCAAGTAAATCACGAACCTCACGAGCGTGTTCTATTCCAGCTGTTCTCCAATCAATACCAACTTGAACTTCAAGTTCGTCTGAAACATCATAGTTTAACTTTGAGATTAAACCAATAGTGTTTTGTCTATTGATTGAATTACGAAGAATACCAGTTGAACGATTCTCAGAATCAGAGAAAGCAGAATCTACATTTGCAGAGTTCTGTGCAATCTCAGCATCCCAATCCCACATCCAAGGTGAGCTAGCCCACCAATTGTTTCCTTCAACGGCTGGTTTTCTACTGACACTACCATAAGTTCCTGTACCACCACCAGAACCACCACTCCAATACAATACTGAACTTAGTCTTGTTTGATCGTTAATGGTTAAGAAATGGTTAAGGTTAACCAATGGTTTATGAAAGAAGTTTTCTCTTTCATTCAGAAAATCAGGACTAAATCTATCAGTTGTACGAGCTCCGTACATATACCAATATTGTTGTCCTTTGTAATCTGAACTTATGGGTGCGACATTTTGGTTGAAAAATCTACCAGCTTCAGTTTCGAACTTAGCACCTTCAACATAAGCTGAATCGTTGTATCCATCGATACTTCCAGCTAACTCTTGTGAATAAGTTGCGATATTCTGTTTGTATAGATTTTGTCCGTGTCTTTGTGGTGCTCCAATAGCATACAACTCAAACCTTTGTTTTTTACTTAGGGCGTAAGAACCACCGAAGTAGTATGCCCAAGCATCTGTCCAAGTTCCATCAATGAATCCATCACCAGTTTTACGAACTATCGTTCCACTAAGTGCTAGTTTATCACCGATTAAACCTGAATTATAGTTTAGAGTTGTTTTTAGAAAACCACCTTCACCAACTTCTTGTTTTACCTTTCCACCCTTTTCATGTTGGGCAGGATCGGTAATGATGTTCATAGTTCCACCAATTGAAGGTGTAGCTAGATTAACAGCTGATAGACCTCTTTGCATCTGAATCGAGGAAGTAGCGTCTCCTACTCCATCCCAATTAGACCAATAAACCCATCCGTTCTCCATATCATTTTGAGGAACTCCGTTTATCATTACTGCTACATTTCGTTGGTTGAATCCACGAACATTAATACGGGCATCACCCGCACCACCACCTTGTTGAGTTGCGTAAACACTTGGTGTAGTATTTAAAATCATTGGAATGTCTTGTGAACCAAGTCTGATTTCCATTTCCTTTTTACTAACCGTAGTATAAGCAACAGGTGTTCTTTCATCAGCTCTTGAAGCTAGTACTTCGAGTGCTGACATAGTAAGTGCATCAATCACAAGTGTGAAATCTACACTTACATCTTCTTTACCCACCGTAACTTCTTTAGTTACAGATGAGTAACCAATGAATGAAGCAGTAATAGAATAAGTACCTTCGTCAGGTGATATCACATAGGCTCCAACCTCATCTGATACTGAACCTAACTCAGTTCCCTCAACTACTACATTTGCTCCAACCAAAGGATTATTGTTAGCATCATTTACAGTTCCAACAATAGATTGTGCGAACAATCCTGTCATCATCATAAGTGACACTAATAGATTACTTTTATTCATAAAAGTTCTCCTTGTTTTGGTTAAGACACATTTTTTCACAGGTGTGTCAACTGCCTGTCCGCTGGTTTTATTGTATGTGAAATTTTAATTAGCATACTCTTGGTCATCATTATCACCAGTTGTGGGTGTTATCTCCACATCACAAAAATCACCATCACAGAATTTCTCTATGTTGGCTTCTTCTTTGTGTATCACCCCAAAAGACAATTTTCCAAGTTTCTTAACTTGTTTATTGTATTCTTTTTCATCAATAGACTCATAGGGCATTTGTGGATAAGCTCCCAAGTCATGTCTTGGTAAAAGACTTATACCTTTTAAGTGATACTGAAAATAATTTAAAACTTGTGGTATTTCCTTACCTTCTTTTTCAGGATCAAATGTAACCGTACAACTTACTTGATTGTCTGCCCAATGTCTTTGTAGGAATGCTGCTAAACTGAATTGTTCCCAAATGGATAACTCACTTACGGTCCTGATTCCTTCCCCAACATCAACGGGTACTTCAACAACCATCGTTGTATCCTCTGAACCAAACGCAGGTTCAATTTTATATCCTGCCTTTTTCATTGGTTCTAATAACTCTGAATGTTTTGAAACCCTTATTCTCCTAATGTAAAAACGACTCTCAGGGTAATGTAATCCTGGAGTCGCTCCTGCTAATAGTGAAACTGTGCCACTTGGTTTTACAGATGTAGTCTTGATTGACTTAGGTATGGCGAACCAATCACTATACATCTTATCCCATTCTTGTATTGTATCATATCCACTCTCTAACCAATTTTTTAATTCGTGTAATCCTCGTTGAGTAATAAATTGTGCAACACCACTTACTGAACATCCAATTCTTCTGTTTCTTAACATAACTCTGTTAGTGTCACTCCAATGAGTTTTACCAAGTGTTACCGATTTGGCATACAGATAAGCATATTTAAGTGTTCTTTGATAGTCCTCTAATGAATCGTGATTATTTGGAAATGTCTCTACTAAACAACATAGTTCATAACTTTCTAATGATTGTTCCAAACAAGGATTTCCACCCATAACTCTGTGGTCTTTGTTATCACCACCATTTTTCATTCTTGAATAATGTCTCATATTATCCAACCATGCGAAACCAGGTTCTCCATTGTCTACAATTCTTTTTGAAGCTTCTGTATAATCCATACCCAACTCAGCAAATATACTATTGTTACTTGTCCAACCATATTGGTCTCTATGTGGATTTACTTTATAATTCTTTAAATCTAAATATTCTTCATCATAAGGATCACCAAATACAATTTCAGCTGTTCTTCTAACATTACCTGCTACAACACATTTACCAATTAAATTCATTATGTCTACGATTGTAGTTACGGTTATGGGCTGTCCACTATTTTTTTCTAAAACATTTCTTATATCATCATGTACTTCCATCAAAGGTTCAGGTCCTGAACTTACACCACCAAATCCTTTTATTGGAACACCTGCTGGTCTAACTTTTGAGTAATCAAACTCTACTGTTGATTGTCCGTGAAAATAACTTTCTAATAAGAGTTTTAGTGATTCAACCCAACCCTCACGAGTATCTGGTATTTCATAAGTTTGGGAATCCCTATCCTTGTCCACTCCCTTTACAACTATCTCTCCAGCACCTTTTGTATCAAATCCAACTCCAACACCCAACATACTTGCATCCATTAGGAAACAAAATGGTTTTGAATAATCTTCCTTTAGTGTTTTTGTTGATACAAATGCACAATTGTTTAGGGCGGCGTACAAACCCTTTTCTTCGGTGACTGGTGTTCCCATTGCCCAAAGACCACGGCCGGGTGGCAGAAACTTCATAGTAAATATACGCTCATACATATCTTGAGCTGAAGCTTGTGCTTGCCACGGATTCCACCCTAATTGATGTGAGTCAATCCAATTTTTTTGCATGGTATAAGTTCCCTCTACAACCCTTTGAACCGTTTCCCACCATCTTTCGTTTTTACCATCTTCTTTAATTCTTGAGTAGGTTCTCATGTAAACCAATTCTCCCAATCCATTAAAACCGAAAGGAGCTTTTCTTCTTTTATACTTGTTTATAAAATTTTCCGATAACTTAAATTTTTCCATCTGTACGATTTCTCCTAATTTTTATTTTGCTTTCCATAACTTTACCTCATATAAGTATAATATATATCGATTTCTATTCGAAGCCATCAGTATCTTTTTGAGAATTATTGTATTTGTTTGCCAATGTCTTTCTCAAATACTCTTGACTATTATCCATTTTTCCTTGTGTAGCTTGTCCATCATGGGTATTGGATTCGTACACATCAATCTTACCAATATTAGTGTTGATACTTGAAGGAAAAGTAATTCCATCTGGCCCAAACCTATTTTTAATCACATGAAATCTACCTGTGTTAGCTATTTTATCTTCGACCTTTCTACTTACCGATACCACAAAATCTGCTATCATCACTTTACTATAAGCCTCAGCAACTTTTGTAGCGTCAATCACTTCTTCTTCTAACGAACTACGATTAGCCTGAGAAGCTGTCCATATTGGACAATCCATCTCACCTGCCAATCCTCTCAAATCTTCATAGATGTTTTCCAATACATGCCGTTTTTCTGAACCAACACCTTTTAAGATATCTGCATAATCCACTAATATCAAATCAGGTTTTTGATTCTGAATTTCAATCTGACTCAGGTGTGAAGTTAGAGTTTGAACCGAAGCACTTTTTGTAGGGAAATACTTAATCAGTAATGTTCCCTTTAATTGGTCAATTTTTTTCTTGACATCCTCTTGATAAAATTGTATATCTGATGTGGTAACTCCACTAAAAACTGTGTCATAACGAAGTCCAACATAATTCTCATTTAACTCTAATGTATAATGAACTACATTCAATCCTTCTTTAACTGCACTTGCTCCGAGTGTCTGTAAACACCAAGATTTACCAATACCAGCTGGGGCTACTACAACTCCTAATTCACCACTTGCCAATCCACCATCCATCACATCGTCTATTGGGTCCCAACCTGTTTTTATGGTATTTCTTGATGATTGAGTTAATCTTTCTTCTATTCCAATTATATACTCATGTCCTAAATCCCTATCCGAACCAGCCTTCATTGCATTATCCACGAGTTTTTTGATTTGGTCATATTGTCCTACCTCAATCAAATCCACACTATCCATAATAGCATTTTTCATAACTTGATTACGACAAAACTCTAATGTTTGTTCTTGTACGAATTTTAAATCTGTTGCTTCTATATTTCTCCAACTCTCTTTTAAATTCTCTACTACTGAAACTTGCAAAACCTCATTCTCCATATCATCAATCTTTACCTTCATAACTTCAAGTGTTGGAGTAGTTTTATACTCAAAAAAATAATCTCTTGCCTCTTTACATAACCATTTATTGGCATCACTATCGAAGTACTCGGGTTCAAGTATGTCTGATATAGTTTGTATGAACTTCTTATCTGATAATAAAGATGATATTATCTTTGATTGAAAGACATGACCAAATTGAGATAAAGTTGATTTATCACTCATTTAAAAACCCTTGATTTTCTTTATTATAAGTAGATAATTTTTTATTGTTCCCCATACATTTTTCGCCTTTTTTCTTGTCTCCGTTCTTCGAGTTTTTTCAATCTATATCGTTCTTTGGCTTTCTTGAGAATCTTGGCCCTATTACGCTCATAATGGTCCATTTGCCACTTCCGTTGAGCTTCAAGTTTTTCTTCTTTAGTATGATATTTTCTTTTTCTACCCATTGTTTATTTTAGCAAACCTATTGAGTTGAGTCCAAGTTTGCATTATCCAACTATCCATGTTTGGTAAGGCTCCGAACATCCTATCCTCAACAAACATTCTTTGAAATATTACTTTATTAAGTTCAGGTATCTTACCATTTACTATTCGATTAATCTTTAATTTGGCACCACCACTAATATCAACATCTGATAATTGCATTAATTTATGATTAATATCTATGGTGTCTTTATTATCAAGTATTAGATTGTAAAATCTCTCTCCTTGATGTTTTTGTGCTTCTTTAATTACATCATTATATGATATAACCTTCCCCTCAGTGCCCAAATCAGGAAAGTGTTTCAACAAGGTTTTAGCACCAATACCTTTTACCCCTTTAATATTATCGGAAGTATCACCTTCAAAAACTCTACTCAATAAGAGATTTTGTGATGTTACATTGTATTCCTCTAACACCTTTTCGGGATTGTAAAGTTTCTTCTTGGTGGGTGACCAAACTCC